CCACGAAGGGTTTCATCAAGTTCGTGCGCGATGGCGCGCCGTTCGGTCTGCCAACCTCGCGCTCGAAGTTCGGCTATCTCTGCGTCGAGGGCATGACGTTCCCGACCGGAGAAGAGACGGCAGACCCCGACACCGGCGAGGTCGTGCCCGTCTGGATCCCGGTCCTTCCCAGCACCTACAAATGCCCGCAGAGCGGCGCGGCGCTGCCGGTCGAGAACCCCCTGGTCTGGGTCTATCAGACGGAGGAGACCTCGTGATGCGCCAGCTCATTCCGATTACGCGGACTTACGCAGAATCAAGTTGTGGCAAGTTGCGGCGAGCTGGGCGGCCAGCTTCCCAACTACTTTCGTTGCTTTTCGCGCCGCCGCGCTCCGCCCAGCCATCCCGCGCACATTCAAGTTGGGAAAGCTCGTCCCAACTACCTTGGCTCCCGCGCGCTCCGTTGCGCGGCCTTTCGCAGATTCAAGTTGGGAACGCGACCCACACAATAGGCCGTCCCAACTTCGATTTCTCCAAAAGATTCAACGCGTTGATGCGCTCTCGAAGTTGTGGGGGTGAAAGCCACCCCCTTCGGGGGTGGGGGAGAACCGCGCCAAGCGGGTTCTCCCACTCCCACCCCCAGGGGCTTCGCGCGCGCGGTCGCCGTGCCGTCTATCCCCTCACCGACATCAGACGAGAAGGACCCACCACCATGAGCCAGTGCCCGTCACCCCTCCCCAAGAGCGCGCCCCATCCGGCCCCGGTCATCGCCACATCTACGGGCGGCGCCATTCTCGCCCTGGATCTCGGCACCACCACCGGCTGGGCATTGCGCGATGGCGATGGCCTGATCACCAGCGGCACCGTCTCGCTGCGCCCGGGCCGCTTCGATGGCGGCGGCATGCGCTACCTGCGCTTTGCCAACTGGCTGGCCGAGATCGACCGGCTGTCCGGGCCGATGGCCGCGATCTGGTTCGAGGAGGTGCGCCGCCATGCCGGCACCGACGCTGCCCATGTCTATGGCGGGCTGATGGCGACGCTGACCGCTTGGGCCGAGCAGCATGGCGTGCCTTATCAGGGCGTTCCGGTCGGCACGATCAAACGTCACGTGACGGCCAAGGGCAATGCTGGCAAGGAGGCCGTGCTTGCCGCGGTCCGTGCGCGTGGTTTCAGTCCCGCCGACGATAACGAGGCCGACGCCATCGCGCTGTTGCTGTGGGCGGTGGAAACCGCAGGCGGTGTGCGATGAGCGGTTGGACGCCGAGCATGGTCGAGGAGCGGCTCGCGGAAGCCGCCGCAGTTCTCAACCGTCTGCCCGAACCGCGGCGGCAGGGATATTTCAACACCTGGCCGGATTACTTCTACGAGTTCGCCGACCTCGTCGGTCAGGAACCGCAGCCGATGCGCCTCGTCCCGTCGCCCGCCGCCATCAGCCAGATGGAGGAAACGCTGACCTGGACCTTCGACCTCGACCCGGTCGACGGCAGGATCGTGTGGATGAAAGCCCATGGTTGGCGCTGGAAGGCGATCTGCGGCCGGGTCGGGCTTCAGCGGTCCGCAGCCAACCAACACTGGCTTTATGCGCTGTGCCTCATCGCCCTGAAGCTCAACCGGCGGCGGTTCAATCGCAACCTGTCAAGGCGCAAGGTGATCGAACTGGCTTGTGCGTCGCAAGCATGAGAACCGGGTAGAACTTTGTTCGGCGGACAGTTTTCGAACGGACAAAACCGGCTTGTTTGGGGTAGATTCTGGATATGCTCGGGAGAGCAGCGCGCCCGCGACGGAGACGATCCATCGAGGGCGTTGTCGTTTCCAACGCCATCGCCATCAGCATCATCGACGAGACCAGCACCATGCCTGTCCGCCCGCCGATCCATCGCCCGGTTGGCCGGCGCGAAAAGCGGGAGCGCGATCGGGACTACGCCCGCAAACGGGATCCGCTGGCCCGCGCGCTCTATCGCTCCAAGCGCTGGCGCACCGAACGCGCCGCCTTCCTGCACGATCATCCACTGTGCGTGGAATGCGCGCGTCACGATGTGATCCGCCCGGCAAGCGTCGTTGATCATATCGATCCGCATGGCGGTGACGAGACGGTGTTCTGGGACCGCGCCCGCTGGCAGGCGCTGTGCGCATCGTGCCACGGCAGGAAGACGGCTGCGAAGGATGGCGGCTTCGGCAATGCCCGGCGCTGCGGATAGGCCCCCCGGGGAGGTCAAATCTCTGGAGAGTTCGACCCCAGGACCGCGCGCCACCAAGAACGCATCCGTGGCCAAAATGGAGCACGGGGGGTGCATGACTAAGATGTTGATTTTATTGGATACAGAAATGGCAATCGCTGAAACTGCGCAGTTTGATGCTGACGACCACATGCGGCACCTCGCGGTGGAATATCGTCGCCTCGATGATCTGGTTCCCTATGCTCGCAATGCCCGCACACATTCGGAAGCGCAGGTTGCCGAGATCGCCGGTTCGATCCGTGAGTTCGGATTTACCAATCCGGTGCTGATTGCTGAGGATGGCACCTTGATTGCCGGCCATGGTCGCGTGCTTGCCGCGCGCAAACTCGGCATGGAGACAGTACCTGCCATCGTGCTGTTGGGCTTATCGGAGACGCAGCGCCGGGCACTGGTGCTTGCTGATAACCGCATCGCCATGAATGCCGGATGGGATGAAGAATTGCTCGGCATCGAACTCTCTGATCTGCAGGAGGCCGGTTTTGACCTCGGCCTTACCGGCTTTGACGATGATGAATTACAGAACCTGCTTTATGGCAATCGTGATGAGCAGGACGGCCTGACCGAGGATGACGCCATTCCGCAGGTGCCGGCAACGCCTGTCACACGGCGCGGCGATCTGTGGCTGCTGGGTGATCACCGGCTGCTGTGCGGTGATAGCACCTCGCCGGAAGATGTTGGTCGCCTGATGAACGGCGAACGGGCTGCGCTGTTTGCCACCGATCCGCCCTACCTGGTCGATTATGACGGAACCAACCATCCGACAAAGAAAACGGCCTCGGCGCGGGCGAAGAAAATCGCCAACAAGGACTGGGGCGACGATTATATCGAGCAGCCACACTGGGATGATTCTGCCCAAGGACCGCAGTTCTACGAGGCCTTCTGCAAGGTGGCGATTGAGCATGCCATTGCCGAGGATGTGGCATGGTATTGCTGGCACGCCTCGCGCCGCCAACGCATGCTGGAAACGGTCTGGGATCAGTTCGATGTGTTGCATCACCAGCAGATCATTTGGGCCAAATCGCGCCCGGTGCTGACGCGCTCGGTGATGCTGTGGGCGCATGAGCCGTGTCTGTTCGGATGGCGTCGCGGTAAGAAGCCCCGCATCAACCGCGAGGGGTTCGAGAGCTGGCCGACCACGGTGTGGAACATCCCATCCTCGGAGATCGAAACCCGCGAGCATCCGACTTCGAAGCCGGTGCGCGTGTTCACGTTGCCTATGCAGCTGCACACAAGACCGGGCGACATCTGCTACGAGCCGTTCTCCGGTTCGGGCTCACAGCTGATCGCCGGCGAGAAGACCGGCCGCCGCGTGTATGGCCTCGAACTGTCGGAGGCCTTCTGCGATGTGGTCGTCAAGCGCTGGCAGGCATTCACCGGCAAGGCGGCCACGCTCGATGGCGACGGCCGCCGTTTTGATGAGATCGCGGCCGATCGAGTGCCTGATGCCGGGACCGCGACCGGGGATGCGGCAGCGGCATGAAGCAATCCCGCACCATGTCTCTGGTGGAGTCGCTGGCCAACGTCGCCGTCGGTTACGGCGTAGCGGTGATCACGCAGATGCTGGTGTTCCCGCTGTTCGGGTTGTCCACCACGCTGGCCGACAACATGGCCATGGGCGCGATCTTCACCGTGGTGTCGATCGCGCGCAGTTTTACATTGCGGCGGGTGTTCGAAGCGGTGCGCATTCGTAGTGACGGCACAGGATAAATGTATGGAGAAGCCACCATGGCGGGACGCAAGCCGCTGCCGACGCATCTGAAGCTGGTGAAGGGCACGGCCCGTCCGCATCGCCTGAACAAGGCCGAGCCGAAGCCGGTGGTGGCGACGCCCGAACCGCCTGACCATCTCGACGATGCTGCGAAGGCGAAGTTCACCGAGATGGCCGAGCTGCTGGCCGGCCACGGCGTCATGACCGAATTGGATACGCACGCACTCGCCCGCTACGTCGTGATCTGGCGGCGCTGGCTGGAGGCGGAGCAGGAAGTGAAGCGCCGTGGCCCTGTGG